CCCACGTGTATGCAATATACACAGCAAGCCCTTTTGCCATTATTCGTGAATGGAATAGAAGAGAATTACCTCCTCTCCCATTTCATTGGTTTTACTGATCAGACTCCTAATCAGGAGCTTGCTCAGCAGGGATCCAGCAATGGATCTCTGGCCACACTCGATTTGAGTGAGGCTTCTGACCGTGTTTCCAATTTGCATGTAGAAGACTTGCTTTGGTTTACACCCACCCTTTTCGGGGCAGTGCAAGCCTGCAGGTCTTTAAAGGCAAATGTGCCTGGATTTGGGGTTATTCCCCTATCCAAGTTCGCATCAATGGGTTCAGCTCTTTGCTTCCCCATGGAAGCGATGGTCTTTTTGACCGTCATTTTCCTTGGGATCCAGCGGGAGCTCAACAGGCCACTCAACCGGCGTGACCTTCACAGGCTCACCGGTTCCGTGCGAGTCTACGGGGATGACATCATTGTCCCTGTAGAATTTGTGCATTCAGTTGTCCATGAACTTGAGGCCTACGGCTTCAAGGTAAATGGAAACAAGTCTTTCTGGACTGGAAAGTTCAGAGAGTCTTGTGGCAAGGAGTATTACAACGGTGACGACGTTTCTGTCGTCAAAGTCCGTTGCAAGCTCCCTACCCAACTGGCAGACGCCCAGGAGACTATTGGTACTGCGTCCCTAAGAAACCAGCTTTACAAAGCTGGCTTATGGAACGCAGCCGATTATCTCGACATCTACATGAAAAAGCTTGTTAAGCTTTGGCCTGTAGTTGCCGAGACCTCTCCTGCAATAGGCAGGCACTCTTTTCTCGGCTATCAAGCCGAACGTGAGTGTCCCGACCTACAGATACCCTTGGTAAGGGCATATGTTGAGTCGTCCCGTCCCCCTCTAGATATTCTAGAAGGATCGGGTGCTCTATTGAAGTGCCTACTTCGCTTGCAAAGTGGAGAGGATGATCAGACCACGGATGAAATAACGCCGTGGCAAAAGGTTCGAAAGAACCTTAACCATCTCTCTCCCCCCGCAAGTGATGCAGAGCATCTCAGGCGCGCTGGACGTCCCT